AGGGGGCGATGACTGATGTCGAGCCTGAGCCTGATGGCGTTGGAGCACCTGCGTCGGCGTGATGAGTTGTCGGGGAGGGTCGCGCGTCGTGCGGCCCTCCTGTGGCGGTCTGTCGAGTTGCAGAATCTGGATGCTGGGTGGGATCGGATTGCCCCTCAGCTTGAGCGGGTGGTTGCTGCTGGTCAGTATCGGGCTGCGGCGATGGCTCCCCGGTATACGTCTGCGGCGCTGGTGGAGCAGGGCGCACAGGCGTCGTCTGGTGCGATTGTGGCGGCTGCTTTCACTGGTGTGACGTTGGATGGTCGTGAGGTTGTCCCGGAGCTGTATTCGGCGGCGACTACGACTAAGCGTCTGATTGCTGGTGGGGTTGGTGTCGGGCAGGCGTTCCGTGTTGGTACGTCTCTCATGTCCCTGATCAGTGCGCAGATGGTGCGTGATGCGGGGAACATGGCGGACAAGGTGTCTGCGGTGTCTCGTGGCACTGTTCAGATGGCGCGCGTCCTGTCGCCTGGTGCGTGCTCGAGGTGCGCGATCCTCGCCGGCACGGGCAACTTCAGTCGTCATTTTGAGCGTCACCCAGGGTGTAAGTGCACGACCGTTCCTGTCCGGAATGGGGAGCAGGCACCCGAGGGTATTTTCTCGTCGGCGGGCGACTACTTCAACTCTCTGCCGAAGGCTGAGCAAGACCGGATCTTCACGAAGGCTGGTGCGGAGTCGATCCGCATGGGTGCGTCTGAGAATGCGGTTGTGAATGCTCGAGCGGGCATGTTCGCGGTGCAGCAGCCGGGTTCTCTGGTTGCGCGTGCGACACCGCGGACTCTTCTTGGTCCTGATGGCAAGCCGTTCCAGGCGTATACGACGACCGTGAACCGTAAGAGGTCTGGTGCGGCGTACCGGGTTGATGGTAGCCGGCGTTCGTCGCAGGTCCGGTTGATGCCGGAGACGATCATGCGGCTTGCTGATGGTGACCCGGTGAAGGCCAAGGAGTTGCTGCGTCGGTTCGGTTACCTGCCGTCTTAGTTTTCCCGCGTGAAGCGGTGAATCGCCCCGTTTGGGGTGCCAATTGAGCGCCTGCGATGGGCGTTCTTCCATCCCAACAGGAGTGATTCCAATGACTGAACCCGTTGTGACGACGGACCCGGTTGAGCCGACTGAACCCATTGAGGGCGACCCGGTTGAGCCTGTAGAGCCTACCGATCCGGTGGAGCCGAGCGATGACCCCAACGCGGGCCTTCAGAAGGCTCTTGCTGCTGAGCGGAAGCTACACAAGGAAGCCGCGAAGCGTGCGGCTGCACTTGAGCAGCAGCTTGCCGACAAGGACAAGCCTGCTGGCGAGCTGGCGATTGAGACTGCGCGGCGTGAGGCTCGCGAAGAAGCTCAGAAGTCCGCGAATGAGCGGATTGCCCGCCTCGAAGTGAAGGCGGCGCTGGCCGGCAAGGTGTCGAACCCTGCTCTGGCGCTGCGACTCATTGATACCTCAGCGATTGAGGTTGACGGAGACGGAGAAGTTGATGCTGACGCTATCGAAGCCGCTATTGCGACCCTGCTCGCTGACGCCCCGGAGCTTGCTGTGAAGCAGGCGCGTTTCCAGGGTGGCGCCGATCAGGGGCCGAAGGGCAAGGCGTCTGCACCTTCACAGCTCACCAAATCTGACCTAACCAACATGACCCCGGAACAGATCGTCGCCGCCTTCGATGGCGGACAGATGACAGATCTGGCCAAGGGTACGTAACCTTTTAAGGAGCCGAAATGGCTGTTGTCAATTTCATTCCCGAACTCTGGACCGCGAAGATTCTCGTCGCGCTTCGCAAGAAGGCGGTTGCCGCCCAGCTTGTGAACCGCGACTATGAGGGTGAGATCAAGCGTGCGGGTGACACCGTGAACATCACGTCGATCAATGACGTGACGATCGGTAACTACACCAAGCACACGGACATCACGTTCGAGGACATCGACGACGCAACCCGTGCGCTGATCATCGATCAGAGCAAGTACTTTGCGTTCGAGCTGGACGACATTGAGCGCGCGCAGGCTGTCAACGGCGGCGCCGTGATGAACCAGGCGCTCGACAATGCGACCTACCAGCTTCGCGACGTCGCTGACCAGTTCCTGTTCGGTGCGATGAACACCGCAATTCAGGGCACTGCGAACGACCTGGGCACTGTCGCGATCCACACGACTGCGAAGAACCTGTACGACACGTTCGTTGACCTTGCGGTCACGCTCGACGTCGACAACGTTCCCGAGGAAGGCCGTTTCGCGGTTGTTTCCCCGGCCCTGCACGGTCGTCTGCTGAAGCTCGACACGTTCATCACCCCTGGTGACCAGGCGGCGCCTCCGGCCCGTCAGAACGGTTACATCGGGTCGATTGCCGGCCTCGAGCTGTACAAGTCGAACAACCTCCCTGCTGTCACCGATGTGGCCGCGACTGGCGGTATCGCGATTGCGGGTCACCGTATGGCGACCACGTTCGCTGAGCAGATCACGTCTGTTGAGGGCGTGCGTCTCGAGAAGCGTTTCGCTGATGGCCTGAAGGGTCTTCACGTGTACGGCGCGAAGGTTGTGCGCCCGACCGCTCTTGCGGTCGTTGAGTTCGACGCCACGGCGTAATTGAGTTGGGGGTGATCGGATGACTGCTTTTGCTGAGGTTGCTGATCTTGAGGAACTGTTGAAGACCACGTATGTGGGGGATGACAGGACTCAGGTTGAGGCGCTGCTTGATGCGGCATCCGATCATCTCCGGTTCGTGATCGGTCAGGATGTGTTCCCGCAGGTTTCGTCTACGTACGTGGCGTATCCGACGTTTGGTCGTGAGGATTTGCCTCAGTGGCCGGTGGTGTCGGTTGATGCTGTGGAGCGTGACGGTTCGCCCGTGGATTTCCGGTATCGTCCGGGGTTCATTCTGGTGGGGTCGGATGATCCGGTGGATGTGACGTTCACGTGGGGGTTCCCGACTGTTCCGGGTGAGTTGAAGCGTCTGGCGCTGACACTTGCGGCTCAGGCGTTGCAGATGTTCGAGGTCACGGGCGGTATTTCGGGCGGTGGGTTGTCGTCGCTGTCGATTGATGATTTCCGGGCCGCGTTTGCGAATGGTGGGGAGACGACTGGTATCTCTCTGCCGAAGCGTGTTGAGCAGGCGCTTCGTACCACGTTTGGTCGTGGTGATGTGGGGATCGTTGAGGCGTACACATGAGTTTCGTTCTCTCCACGTTGGCCCTTGGTCGACGGATGGCGGCGATTCGGTTCACGGAGACGGTCGAGTTCTTCACTGAGGCGTTGTCGGATACCACGTTTCCACCCACGAAGGTTGAGACGGTTGTTGCGGCTGGGGTTCCGGCTCGGGTGAAGATCACGTCGTCTGTGGTGTCTGAGAAGGACATTGCTGGTCAGGCTCCTGCTGTGATGCAGCGTGAGGTTCATGTTCCGGTGGGTTCGGTTGCTGTTGGCCCGTCTGTGTTTGTGCGGGTGACTGCTTCGACTGCTGATCCGGGGATGGTGGGGCGTGTGTTCCGTACGGGGATGCGTTCTGGTGTCGGTCAGGTGACGGTGTGGCGGTATCCGGTGGAGGAAGTGTCCTGATGGCTACTGATTTCTCGGAGTTGGACAAGCTGGCCGCGGATTTGACGGAGGCGCCGGCTGAGGCTCGCCCGTTTATTCGTAAGGCGTTGCAGTTCACGGCGTTCAACATTCGTGATGAGTGGCGGGCTGCTGCGGCTCGTACTGGTCTGGCTGGGTATGCGGCGTCGGTGGGGTATAGCACTGAGGAGAAGGCTTCGTCGATTGAGGCGGAGATTGGTCCGACTCCTGGTCGTCGTCAGGCTTCGTTCGGGTTTGTGGAGGATGCGAATGGTGGGGTGCGTTCTGCGCCTCAGCATGCGGGGCGGGATGCGTTGAAGCGGAACGAACCGGACTTCTTTGAGGGGCTTGAGAAGGCGTTGCATGACGGGCTTGAGAAGGCGGTGGGCGGATGACCGTTGAGGCTGTCTATACAGCGTTGAAGTCTCGGGCGCTGACTACGGGCCTTCCGGTGCACGATTCGGCGTTGGTGTCGGACCAGGACGAGTTGATTCAGGCGACTTACTACATCCTGTTCGCGCCATCTCCAACCGATGTTGTTGAACGGTTCACGGAAGCCGTGAGCGTCGGCTCTACGGGTGACTACGACGTGGACGTGCGCGTGGTGGGCGTGACGCTTGCTGCGCTCCTGAAGGCCATCGACAGGTTGCGGGTGGCATTCGTGGGTCACCGACTGGTGGTCGCTAGCCGTCAGTGCACTCCGATCAAGGTGGAGGCTGGTAAGGCTGAGCTTGATCGGTCTATCAAACCTGGCCTGTGGGTGTGCGATCTGGGCCTCATGTTCACGCTGCGTCCCGCTTGAACTTACTTACTCAAGCCCTGTCTTCGGATGGGGCTTTTTCTATGCCCCCTTGGCTCTCCCCAAGGGTGACCGAACCCCGGTTCACGGGGAGATGAAAGGAGGCCGCTTATGGCTCTCGAGAATGTTCCTGCGAGTTCGCAGTCTGATGGGCGTTGGCGGATCACTGCGGTTGAGGATGGTGACGATGCTACGTCGGCTGCGATCCTTGAGGCCGCTTCGCCGATTACTTACGGCATTGTTGCTGGTGGTTGGAATCACACCGTTAACCAGGCGACGGTTGAGGATAAGCGTCTGACGCTTATTCAGGATCTTTCGCGTCCGGGTAAGGTGACGGAAACCCTTGAGGTTACCGTTGTCGAATCGGCGACGATGACTTCCGCTGATCAGATCCTGCTTGCTCTTTCTGAGTCGCAGGAGGAGGTGCAGTTTGTTGTGCGTCGTGCCGTTGGTAATGGTGATGTTCATGCTGCTGGTCAGAAGGCTGACATCCTGACGGGCATTGTTGGTGTCCGCCGTCCGGATGCTCCCGTTGAGAACGGTGTCGATACTGCGAAGTATGGCGTCTTCATCACGAAGCCGACCGTGCGAAACGTGACTCTCGTCGCGTGATCTAAGCCCCTGTGGGTGGTGTCTCTCACCGCACCACCCACAGGTTTTCTGTTCAATGGTGAGCACGGTGAGAGGTGAGTATGAGTGATGATCTGAAGTCGCTGATTGAGAAGCAGCGCGCAGAGTTGGCCGTTGTGAAGTCCGAGACTGTTGACGTGGTTGTTGGCGGCGAGAAGGTGACGCTGACGATCGAGAAGCTGCACCCTGACGTGTGGGATGTGCTGGTGATGCGTAGCCCCGCACGCAAGGGTTCGGAAGCCGATGGCGAGGTGGGCTACAACACGAAGGCTGTGACTCTTGCTTACCCGCGCATTCTTCGGGATGGTGAGCCGCTTGACGCCGAGTCGGTCGCCGATCTCTATTCTGTGCTTGATTCGGTGTGGCGCAATGCTCTGGGCATCATCATCTGGGGTGTCAACGTGAATGGGCCGTTGGCGGAGCTGAGG